GAGATTTTCAACATTTGTCTTCGCTGTCTCTGCAAGTCCCTGAGCAGTCTCTGCCGCAGTCTGTGCCGCTTCAGCGTCTACAACAGCTTGAGTGACTGTATCAATGGTAGTTTGATCTGAAGTTGTAGCCGCACTACCTGTGCCACGAAAGATTGCCATTAGTCTCTCCAGTGATTAGAATAAGATAGGGGAGCCTGAGTAGACTCCCCCGGACTCTGTTTATACTACAACAGAGAGTACGTTCTCTTCACGGAGAACTTTAGTGCCGTACAGAGTATCAGCAGTGAACAAGTTCGCAAGGAACTCTTGCTTGTACTGAGTCTGTGAACGTACAGCCATCTGCTCTGCAAGAACGAAAGCGTCCTTGTGCATGATAGTCATGACACGACCAGAAGTGGTAGAGCCAGTGACAGTTGGAGCGTTAGATGTAACGTAAACGTCAACACCGTAAAGCTGACCAATCTGACCGTTGTTAACACCACGACCGTTGACAAAGTCAGAAGACACGTAACGAGTAATGCCCATGATAGTGTTGCGAATCACAGGAGGGATAATTAATACACGACCTTCCATAGGAACATCAGCATCATCCAACTTCTGAATCATGTTACGGAACGCTTCGTCAGAAAACGCTTCAAGAGCAGTAGAGTCATCGTAGTCAATCAAGACATCAGATGCACCGTTGATCTGGTAGTGAGACTGAGTAGCATCAGCACCATCAGCAGTACCTGCATCGTTTGACACGTTCAACAATTCTGCGAACAGATCGTCATCGACTTGCTTAGCAAGAGCGTAACCTGCATCATCAGTGTAGAAGCGGCGGAGTGAATCCAACGCCTGTACTTCGGTGATGTCTTCGATCAAGCGTGAGTATTCGTAGTGCTTGTCGATAGTAACAACAACTTCTGTGTTAGCAGTCTGCTGAATTGTTACAGTGTCAGCCGCTGTCTTAGCATTGGCCGCGCCACGGACAGGCTTAGGAATGTGAAGAGTATCACCTTTCTTACCAGTCATAGGCATTTTGTTTACGAGGTTAGCGAGAACGAGGTTCTGCTTGTACGCCGCAATGATTTCATCTGACCACAGTTCTGGAATGAACGTAGCCGCATTTGCTAAAGTAACGGTATTGTTACTTGCGGGAGTTAAGTTAGCCATCGTAAAGGTCTCCTATAATAGCTATTTGACTCGACCCTCAGCATATGCTTGGCGAATCTCAGCCGCCATATCTTGATATCTGTTAGGGTCTGTTTGCATTAGTTTAATAATATCAGCACGGCGATAGACTTTACGACTAGGACGTTCACCAGATCCTCGTGCATTGCCCGTAGACGCTGCCTTAACCTGGCGTTTTCTATCTTCTTTCTGCATTTCTGCAGTTTCAGCTACAATGTTTTGACGCTCTTTCCAGAGTGTTAAAAGCTCATTTGCACTGTCATAATCAAATTGTTTGTCGGCTCTTTCATAAAGTTCTGTACGCACTTTAGAAGCACCTACCCAATCTTTAAATCCACTATCTTGAATAATCTCGATAAAGTCAGGATGTTCTGATTGCAATTTGTTGAAGATAGTTTGTTGCTTCATGACCATTGACGTTTCTTCTGCCTGTTTAACAGACGGATGGTTTGCAATGGCGTTAGCTATTGCTTTGTCAGGGTCAGTGAAGAAGTCATACTCGTCTTCTTCGCCTTGTTGTTTTTGTGGGCTTGATGTGGCAATCTGAGACTTGACGAAATCATCAACTATTTTGCGGAGTTCACCGACTTCTGAAGATTGCTTGCCTAGAAGTTTTTCTGCTTCCTGATGCATTCGGACAATATCTTTGATATCTTTGCCCTGGTACTTTTCAGGAATTTCTTCTACTGCTTGTTGTTGAGGTTGATCAGGTTGTTCCTCTTCAGGAATCTGTTCTTCAATCTCTTCTAATTCTTCAGTTAAGCTGGTGAGCGTTTCCCCGTCTTCAGGTTGATATTCGGGACTCTCATCTATAAAACGTGCCATATTGTTAAACTCCGTGCCGTAGCATTATGGAAGGTTATTTACGAGCGGCTCTCTCATGATCCTTAGCCCACCTATCGTCTTTATCAGGCCAACCGTGACCTACGAAATGTGTTCGGACAGGAGAGATTATCCGTTCTGATGTTTCACCACACTCAAGACAAGTAGAGAATTGGTTATCCTTTGAATCGGCCCATTGCTCTTCTATGTGTTTGCATGTAGTGCATTTATAATCGTATCGCCTAAGCATTTTCACGCTCCGTCAATACGTCATAAGCTGATCTAATACCTGTTTCAAATCGTTGG